ACTTCAGATACATTTACGCCTGGAGAGATTTGAAATGCCATTTTATTATCTCCTTGATTATTATGTTATTTGGCAATTAGATACCATAATGATATTTATGATGATGCGTATTTATAGATTCCGCATAGCATCACGAATAAACTTAGAATAAATTTCAGAACCATCTGCTGCTTCCCATAAATCTCCGTCTATGACCTCAAATGAATGTTGTAAACCGTTGTCAATAATAGGTTCTGGAACTAATTCTTCGTCAATTTGATTCATATTTTCTAACTGAATCTGTTTACGAATATCGTGATTTACAATTTCTTTAAAGTATTTTTGTGTTGCAGCCCAACCAAAAAGAACAAGAGTCATGGTTAAATCATCGTTTGCACCATCTTCTGCCGCAAAAGAAGTCTTATTTGCAACAAAAGTGGTCAATTGTGATATGGTGTCAAAATCTGGTATCAGAAGTTTATCACCTTCGATTAAAGTCTTTAGATTTGAACACCCTACTCTTTTGACCGCAGTAGACATTTTAACACCCATCTGTACACCACGACCAAAACCTGCACTTAATTGCTGAGGTTTTTTGTTACCGGTAAAGACTTTCCAAAGGTTTTCATATTCGAGGTCTTGGTGTATTATGTCTGCAACCTGTGGATTATTATTAATTTCAACCAAAATATACGCATCATTGTATAGCTTGGCTGCATTAACGATTACAGTAGGAAACAATATTGGTGATATAGACGAACTGTTATACGTAGCAACCTGTTTATAAGGAGTGGTTGATATGTCAAAAATAGAAAAAGCCTGGCAGTCTAGATTACGACCCTCGGATACATCTACCGTGATTGCATATAAATGGTCTTTTTTATCTCCGTCATTTCCTTTAAATGGATATTCATAGATCTTCAACATATCATGGTTCGCTATAGGAGGACTCCATGCCATCTGCTGTAATTTTATTCCAGAGATAAGTGTATTTGTAGATCCTAAAAACTCAGTTTCAAACTCTTGCCTAAACTGTCTTTCAGAAGTATTTTTAATTGTTTCTTCTTTCCAATCTTCATCACGGCCTGGTACCATGGACCAATGAACTTCAAATGGAACATAGTTGTTATTTTTATTAATTGCATCGGTCCAAATCTTATAAAACAGATTCATACCGTTAGGTGTAGAAACAATAATGATCTTTGTTTTTGTACCAGCAGTAATAACTGGATAAACTGAGGTGAAAAATTCTGTTGCGATGTTTCCAGGTACGAAAGCAAACTCATCAAGGAAAACTATATTGAAAGAACCAGAACGAGCCGCAGATGATGATGTAGAAGAAGCGACAATTACCGAGCCGTTTTCTAATTCGACACGACCTTTATTCCATTCAACCACGCCTTGTTGCATCCACAAAGGAAGGTTCTCATATGCAAGCTGAAGTTTACCAAGAATACCACGAGCAGTTTCACCACGGTTAGCAAGAACCGCAATACTCTGTGAATCTTTAAAAATAAGAGCCCAAAGAAGGTATGCAACTGTAGTAGTTGTTTTACCAACCTGACGAGGACATTTCATAATAACAAATCGATTTTCATGAAATGTTTTAATCATGTCTCTTTGAAAATCATACATATCAAAAGGTGTAACACCATGATCTAGTGTAATGATCTTTATATACTTTGCAAAGTAAATAGGATCTTCAGCACACTTGATATATTCGTCAAGTTGCTCTTGAGTGTAATTGATTTGTACGCCAACCCTTTTTAATAGCGGGTTGTCACGGTATGTATTTTTAGTTTGCTTTGCCATTTTTCAGGAGTTTTCCTAATTCGGCAGTAGAACCAACAAATATGGCTTTGTCGATATTGGTGTTATTAGTTTCTTTTTTAACACCTTCCATGTCACGAATTTCTTTTTGTATTTTAAGAAGTCTGTCATTTGCCTCTGTCATATTTTTTAACAGAGTTGCATAAACTTCAAAGGCTCTTGGGTGTTGACCTGCTTTTGCAATGTTAAGTATTTCTTCCATTGCATCTTTACCTTGGTCTATAATGCCTTGTAAATTTTCTTTTGATTGCTGATAAGCATCAGTCAAATCTTGTTTTAAATCTGGTTCATTATAATGTTGTTGTAACACCATTGGTGCCTTTTTTTCTTCTGGTACCGTTGGCGTCACATCAAATATTTCTTCCATTTTTTTATCAAATTCACTCATAGTAAAAAATCCATTTTATGTTAACCTTACTTTTACACTACCACCTGAAACATAATACAACGATCCTATGGCAACAGAATTATTAGCTGCATCTGCATCATCAACATAAGGACCATTAACTGTTATTGTAAAAGAATTTGCCGCATTGTAAGCTGCATTTGCGTGTATAAAAGCAGAGTTGCCTATATTTCTAGCTGTAGAATCTACAAGAGGTATAGTATTTGCATAATTAAATGCAGCTTGTGCCAATACAGTTACGGTATTAATTGAATTGCTAACATTAGCAATACTCTCTTTTGTATTTGCAAACGCAAGAACAGTATTACCAAATTGTGGATCTAATCTAATTGCATCTGCTAATTCTTTTAATGTGTCTAATGCACCAGGAGCACCACCGAGTAAAATGGTTGTTGCATTAGATACTGCGGTATTTACATACAATTCTGTCGCAAGTCTGGATCCTCCAGCAGTTACACCGTCATGAACTGAGAGTGTTTTTCTGGTAAGATCAACAATAATTTCACCATTGGATGCAACAATTGTATCGGTATTCGAACTATGATATCTTCTAAATTGTAAGGTCTTTGACATTTTAATACCTTTTTTGTAAATCTAAGTCTGTGTTTTTTAAGGATAAATCATCTTGTAATTCTTCAGCACCAAATTGTACGTGCAAATCTCCAACTGGTTCTATTTCATCTCTTTCATTAATTCTGATGTCATAATCAAAATCATTATTTCCATTTGCTGTTAATGGATTTGGACGAATGTCTATTCTAGCCATTAATGCTGGAGAAACTTCATAAGATGTATAGGTGTATCTGGCACTAGACTCTGCACCAATAACTGTTTTGTCTGATACAAAATTTCCTTGTATATTTTTTATTTTTAATATTCCGTTTTCCCAACTTTCTACTATTCCACTTGCAGTAGCAGATTGATAAGTATAACCTTGATAAACAAACTCTCCAATTTTATAACTACCAATTCCTGATGCAGCCATATCAAATCTCACAATATCTGTCGATTGCAATCCATTCAATATATTTGTGATTGAATGTTTGATTAAACCACCAGTATCAGATATTTTACCAAATATAAATCCTTTGACTGTAAAGTTAAGAGTCCAAATAATCATTCTTGTTTCTGAATTTTTATCACCCTCATAAACAATATCATGCGTTGCAGAATTTAAAATAATAGGCACTTCTTTTGTTATGCCCATTTCAGGTATAAGATTTAACTTAATAGTATAATCTGGTGTGAAATAAGGAAGTATGTGTTCTATGATTTGTGTACCATCTTCCATATTACGAACATATATGTATAAAGAAAAATCAAAATTGTATGGTACTGGATTATATTGTGATACAACACCTTCAGAAGTTCTTGCAAATTGTTTTATATTAGTATTTTGTTTTCTTGTTACATCATAAGATAAACCATTCATTTCAAATGACATACGAGGTAATGCAATTTGAACTTTTTTCTGCAAATCTGGATCATCTTCTAATCTTCTAACATACAATTCTTTTGTTGCATATGTTAAAGGTACCAATACTCTTTGCTGTTCTGATCGATCTGGATTATAACGAACAAGAGTTATTTTGTCGAATAGGCTACCAAAACCTACAACCATTTTTCTTATCATTCTGTTGTAAGTTATATCAGCCATTATAAATTACCAAAAGGATTCGATTCAGAGAAATCAATAATCGAATCTGATTCTGTTTTAATTGTTTTATTTCCATAAGATTCATCTGAAACATTATCTAAGTATGGATCATATGTAGTCAAGAAATATTGAGCATTACTTGTAACGCCAATCACTCTCATACTTGTTGCAAAAGTACCTTTAATAGTTGTGATCGACAATATATTTTCGTTTGGTGACCAAGTTTGAACAACTGCTTGACATATAGCATTTGCATATGTTCCATCATTTGATTGATATACAACTTCATTTAATTGATATGTGCCACTACCAAGGCCAGTATTGAGTTTAATTGTATACGCATCTTGCTCTACAATAACATCAATTTCTTCAGTACCAGTATCAATGACTTCTTGTGAATACTTGAATTTTTCTAGTTTCAATTCATAGAAATATGGTTGTTTGCGACCCAACATATGAAAATCTTTTGACTGCTCTGCAAAAGTAATTTCATACAATTCGCCGGTACCATTTAAAAATGGCACATAAACAAGATCACCTTCACGGGGTCTTGTCATTATTGTTTGTGGTACTCTCTGTGCAAAAGAACGTTTTGATAACATAACATTTACAGAATCTTTAATTTCTAAACCAAACTTAGAAAAGAATTCTTGTTGACCTTGGTAATCTAATGGGTCAGAAGAAAGATACATTTCTAATGGATATGCAGATTGAAATTTTTTAATTGGATCTTCACCGTATAATAAATCTCTTGCAATATCATTATCATTTGGCAAATAGAATGCCTCAAAGCCCATGATCTTGATAGATTCAACTATTAAATC